TTGGTGTATTATTTGTTGACAGTCCAAAAGGATTAGATAGTATTGTACAGTTAATTCATAAACAAGATGAAGACGCTGACCTACTAATACAAGAATATATTAAAACTGAATATGATGTAAGGGTACATGTATTAGGTGGTGTAGTATTGGCCTCTATGGCAAGACCAGTTATCGAAGGAGATTTCAGGTCAAATGTATCACAAGGTTCAGTACCTAAAAATATTAAATTAACTGAACTAGAAGTAGAAGAAAGTTTAAAGGCTGCTAAGGCAGTTGGTGGATATTGGACTGCTGTTGACTTTATACCTAGTAAGAATAGAGATAAACAACCACCATATTTTTTAGAAGTAAACTCTTCACCTGGTACAGAGGGTATAGAAGACGCAACTAAAATGAATATTGCAAAAGAAGTGATTACACATTTTGCAAAAAAAGAAAATAGATATTCTGTTCCTACGGAATGTGGTTATAGAGAAATTTTGACCATAAAACCGTTTGGGCAATTAGTATCAAAATTTGATACGGGTAATTCAGGTATGCCAGTTATACATGCAGATAAGTATAAGGTAAATGGTAAAAAAATTACTTGGTCTTTATTAGACAAAACTATTACAAGCGATATTATTCGTAAAGAAGAAATCAAAGTTGGTGGTTTAAGAGACTATGACGAGACCAGATATGTGGTAAAACTAGATGTTGACTTTGCAGGTGGACATTATAGTGATGTGGAATTTACCATAGATAATAGGGAAGATAGAACACCTATTCTACTTGACCGTGAATTTATGAAAAGATTAAATGTCATGGTAAATCCACAAAGAAAATATGTAATAACAACCAAATACAGCCTTGACTAAATCATAGTTTTGTGTTATATTATTGATAAGGAGTGAATATGAAAAATGTAAAAATAATTCGTCTTTCAACAGGCGAAGATGTAATCGGCGATATCGAAGTAAAAGATAAACAAGTAATTGTAAAACAATCATTTGTATTAATACCAAGACAAGGACAACCAGGTGGTCCTGTTCAATTAATGTTGTCACCATGGCAACCATATACAGACGACAAAGAAGTTGTAGTTGATGAAAACAAAGTAATCACAATGATTAATCCTAAAAAGGATATCTTGGACAACTACACACAAAATACCTCTGGTATTATTAAAGCTTCACCGTCACAATCTAAACTAATTACCGAAACTAGTCTGCCTAAAATTTAAATGATTAGTGTCTATTTCGAAAGAGATGGCAGTAAGATTAAGGTTGATGTAGAAGAGGGTTCTACTTTGATGGAGGCTGCCAAGTATAATTCACATGTGGATATTCCAGAAATACCTGCTGATTGTGGAGGCGCTTGTGCTTGTGCCACTTGTCATGTATATATTGATGAAAGGTGGCTTGCCAAAATAGAAAAGATAGATTATAATAGTCCCGAATTAGATTTACTTGAATATGATAAAGACTTTAACGAAAAGACCAGTAGATTATCTTGTCAGATAACTCTTGGTCCTGAACATGATGGATTAATAGTGAAATTGAGGAAACATGAACTTTTATAAAAATGTAATAGAACACCGTGGTAAATTACTTATTCGTGGCATACATGATGGCAAAGACTATAAAGAAAAGATAGACTTTGGTCCTACTATGTACGGATTGACACAAGAACATTCTGTATATAAAACTCTACAAGGTCAGTTTCTAAAACCTATTGAGTTTACAAACATTAGTGCCGCTCGTAAATTTCGTAAAGAAGTGGCGACAGCAAACTCTCCTATTTACGGTCTCGAAAGATACCATTATCAATACATTGGCCAAGAATATCCTGCCGACATTGAGTGGGATAAAAGTTTAATTAAAATCTTTACACTTGATATTGAAACTACTTGTGAAAATGGTTTTCCAGATGTAGAAAATCCACAAGAAGAAATCATTTGTATATCTATAAAGAACCAATCTAACAAACAGATTATTACATGGGGTGTCGGTGACTTTCATACAGATAGAACAGATGTTACCTATGTAAAATGTAAGAACGAAAAACAATTGATGTTTGAGTTTATGAAATTCTGGATTAAAAATCATCCAGATGTTATCACAGGTTGGAACACCAAGTTTTTTGACTTACCATATTTAATGAATAGAATTAAACTGGTTGCAGGTGATAAAGTTGCAAACAGAATGTCGCCTTGGAATATGGTCAACAGAGGCGAAGTTGTCACACACGGCAGACCTCAAACAGTTTACAATTTATATGGTATTGCCATGTTAGATTATCTTGACTTGTATAGATGGTTTATTCCAACAAGGCAAGAGAGTTATAGACTTGACTTTATTGGTGAACTAGAACTTGGTCAAAACAAAAACGAAAATCCATATGCAACATTTAAAGAATTTTACGAGAAAGATTATCAAAAGTTTGTAGATTACAATATTCAAGATGTTGAGATTGTTGACGCATTAGAAGATAAACTTGGTCTTATTGACTTATCATTGACCGTTGCATATGAAAGTAAAGTAAACTATGATGATATATTCTCACAAGTTAGAGTATGGGACACATTGATTGCAAATCATTTAATGCAAAAGAATATATGTGTGCCACCAAGAGAAGAGCATAGTAAAGAGACAAAATACGAAGGCGCTTATGTTAAACCACCTATCGTAGGTCAACACAAGTGGATTGTTTCATTCGATATCAATTCACTATACCCACATATTATTATTCAATACAATATTTCGCCAGAGAAAATTCTAGGTTCATCATCACATGGTATTAATGTGAATAAGATGTTAGAAGGAACGACACCACTTGACTATCTTAAAACAGAGGGCGCTTGTATCACTCCTAATGGTGCCAAGTTTAAAAACGATAGTCAAGGGTTTCTTCCTGAAATGATGGAAAAAATGTACAATGACCGTGTTGTTTTCAAACAAAGAATGTTGAAAGCAAAGGCAGAGTATCAAATTAATCCAACTAACGATTTAAAGAAAGAGATTGCTAGATGTCACAATATTCAATGGTCTAAAAAGATTGCCTTGAATTCAGCTTATGGCGCAGTTGGTAATCAATACTTTAGATACTATGATGTAAGACAAGCAAGTGGTATTACCACAGCAGGTCAATTTATTATTCGTCAAGTAGAAACTAAAATGAATGCCTATCTAAACAAAATATTACAAACACAAGATAAGATAGATTATGTTGTTGCGTCTGATACTGATAGTATCTATGTCACACTAGACAAACTTGTAGAAAAAACTTGTAAAGGTAAAACAAATGACCAGATTGTAGATTTTCTTGGTAAAGTTTGTGATACTAAATTAGAACCTGAAATTGAAAAGTGGTTTGCCGAGTTAGCAGATTATTCAAATGCATTTAAAAATGCCATGGTTATGAAACGAGAAGTAATCGCCAACAAAGGTATATGGGTTGCAAAGAAAAGATACATGTTAAATGTTCTTGATGACGAGGGTGTTAGACTTGCTGACCCTAAACTTAAACTTATGGGTATCGAGGCAGTTAAATCATCAACGCCTGGTGTTTGTCGTGTTAAGATTAAAGAGGCAATCAAAACCATTATGGGTAAAGAAGAAACAGATTTACATAAATTGATTGCAGATTTTAGAAAAGAGTTTTTCAAATTACCTGCCGAAGAGATTGCGTTTCCTAGAAGTTGCAATAACTTAAAGAAATACAAAAGTAGTAGTAGTATTTTTATGAAAGGCACACCAATCCATGTGAAAGGTGCATTGGTTTATAATCATCAAATAGATGAGTTTGGTTTACAAGGTAGATATCCTTATATTCAAGAGGGAGATAAGATTAAATTTATCAAATTAAAACCTGCTAACCCATTTAGATATGATGTTATTAGTTATATTACAACACTACCAGATGAGTTTAATTTGAGACCATATATTGATTATGATACTCAATTTGAGAAAACTTTTCTTGACCCTATGAGATTTATACTTGAAGCAATTAATTGGAAAGCAGAACCAGTTGCTACTTTGGAGGCATTTTTCGGATGACCTTGACATTAGCAATACTTTCTGTTATAATGATACTATTATTACCAACACTTTTATTATGGATGTGGAATGACGAAGACCCTAGATAGAGAACAGGCGCTACATGTTGCCAATATATTCTCCGATTACTTTGATAAGTTTAGTCGTATAGACCAGTATATGCGTGACCAGAAAATGGCACAAATAGAAACTATACCGACTTCTCTTCCTGGTATGGGATTAGATACAGAATTATTTGATGACTTTACCATGTCGCCACAAGTTATGGATTTACAAATGGTAGAACTAGATAATCACACATGGGACACTTGTATTAATATGATATCAAGTCATAGTAATATGGTCAGTATTCCAGGTAAAAGTTTAAAACTTGCAGTAAAAGAAATGAACACAGGTAAGTTTGTAGGTTTTATGAGATTTGGTTCGCCAGTTATCAACTGTAAACCTAGAAATGATATGTTAGGT